CGGAATCGACTTACTCCACTGCTCGCAGACAAACTTTGAGGCACTGCCCTCGCCAGGTGGTGTGAAGTCGAAGCTGGCATAGTCCGCAGCTCGTGCATCCAAGAACGTTTCGATCGTGTCGGCATCAGTCTCTGACACCTCAAACGTCAGGTTGAAAACCTTGGGGTTCTGGTTGATGCCATACGTCAACCTGGCCTCGTAGCCATCACCAAACTGCACCTTACGAACGTTTGGTGCGCTGCTTTTCTGCAGCCCATACGTCGGTGTAATTGAAGGGAAGGTGGCCATTAGCTTGCGAGGAGACCGCCAGGACGTTTCTGCTTCACCAGTTCTTGCTGCACAGCAATACCGATTGCCTTGCCAAGTTGCTGGGCTTGATCAGCATCACCTTCGACAGCCGAACCAGAAGCATCCACGTTTACGGTTACGTTAGCCCCGCCCATTGCGTTGTTTGGAACGATATTGCCCTGCGCTCCAGGGACAAACAACTCAGGGCCACGCTCGCCGACCAGATAAGGACGACCAGAACCGACAAAGCCACCATTAGCCTTACCAGTAATTGGGTTAGGGAAGAGCTTAGATCCAGGAAACAATGCGCTTAAACCAAGCGCAACGCCTACATCTAAAAGACGATTAGAAATGTTTCGAAGAACATTGCTTGCAACCTCACCAAGAGTCTTTGTGCCCTCTACCGCTGAAGAAATTGCATCAACAACACCAGTCTTAATGCTTGTGCCGATGTCTCTGTAAATAGCAGCAAGATTTTCTGCCGCTTTCTTCTCTGCAGCCTGTCTTTCCTTCGCAGCATCTGCTAAAGCCTTGTCTTGTTTTTTCCGCTCATCTACAATGTTTAATATCATAAATTGATTCTCAAGTTCATCTATAATCGCTTGTCTCCGTTCTGGAGCAAGCAAGTTTAAATCACGCTCAACCGCTTCCTTGTCAATAATTAACTTCAAAGATCTTTTTTCTTGAGCCGTCATAGCTTCAGCTAACCGACTTCTTTCTTTTGCCTTTTGCAGCATTCTTGTAGCCAGTTCTTCTTGTCTCTGCAACGGGGTTTTCTTTTTGTCTTCAGGAGTTTGAATGCCAGCCGCAACGCCTTTGATCTCCTGAAGCACAGGCATCTCAAATTTTCGTTGAGAACTGGTCGCAACCCCTGTTGCAAACTGCCTTGCTTGCTCCGAAGTAGCAAAACCGGAACCGCCTAAAGCTCTGCTTCTTTGACTCAATGCAGAAAGCGCTTGTTGCGAAGAAGTGGTCAGCTCTCCCTTGGTAGTTAAAAAACTTGTACCCAGAATATCTTGAGCTAATTTTTCTTTTCCCGTTAAACCTGTTCGCTTACCGAAAGCAATAATATCTGCTTGCTCACCTGCAAATTTTGCTAGAGCCTCAAGCAAAGGACCGGCAACTTTGGCAATTTCAGACAGAACTTGAGTAAAGATGACGCTTAAATTATTTCCTAGGGTTACCGCGTCGTTACCAAACTTGGTTAAAGCATCAACGCCATCTTGTCCGACTTTTGTGGCCAAAAGCTTGGTCGCAAGCTCCGCAGCCTTAGCAGCAGAACCATATTTCTCAATCTTGCCTAAAAACTCCTCAGTTTCCGTACCAACAATGCCTGTTGCTTCGGCAACTCTGTCAAGATCGAACGACGTTGCACTAAATGCCTGACCAAGTTCTGCAGCTGCCTTGCCAAGCTGTTCAAGCTGCCCAACAAGCAGCTGTCCAGCAATACCGCCAGCAAATCCTCCAGCCGCTCCACCTGCAAAACCACCTAGCGCCTGCAGCGGGCTTCCACCAAACAGCAACGGGAAGCCACCACCAAGAACAGCTTGGCTAAGCCTTCCTCCGCCACCAAATCCACCTCCTGGCCTGCCACCTCCACCTCTGCCAGATCGCGTCGCTTGACGCTGCAAAGATGCGTTTTCAGTTAAAAGCTTGTTCTCACGTCGCAGTTCTTTATTAATATTTTTAAGTTTAGTTAGCTTTTTGTCTAAAGTTCCATTGGTCTTATCAAGGCTTGCTCCTCCCTTTTGCTGTACTTTCTTAAAAGCTTCGTTTATCTTGTTTGCAGATTTACTGGCCTCGTTTAGCTTTTTAGTCAGCTTGTTTAGCTTTGTTTCGCTAAACTTAATGGCTATATTTACGCCGTAGTCAGCCATCGACCCACAAAGCCAACAAGTGATGGCTTTAGTCTACCGCCTTGTCATGGTTTGAGCCCTACTGGACACCCTGGAGCGGTCCATCACTTTCTCCTCCTCTTCACCCTTAATCTCGTAGTAAGCAGCCCAACCGATTAGCTCCTCTTGAGTAAGGCGTTGAGTGAGCTGCAAGACAGTCATTCCCAGCTCAGTAGCGAGGAAAAACAGAAAAAGCCAGTCACTACGCGCTTTTGAGATCTGCTTTCGCTTCCTCCACCTTGTTTTCAGCGCCAGAAGACAGCATGGCCAGTTGAATTTCCTGAAGAACTGAAGCGTCAACAGCATTCTTGAGCTGAGCCTTTTCGCCATCCTGAAACAGACGCTTACCGTCTGCATCCAATGCCTTTTCAATCATCAGGCCAAGCGCA